GCCATGGTTAGCTCCCTCACCTATGTGGGTTTCTCCTTCGGATGCACGCGGAAACGCGCCCATCCGGAGAAAAAGACACACACAAGCGAAAGGGCTTTCAGGAAGACCCTCCGAATTAACGTTTCGGACCTTCTTGAAAGCCTGCGCCAACATGACCCTTCCTCGCTACCCGCAAAGCGCCCTTTAACTAGTGTCGAAAAGAGGGACCTCAATCTATTGAATGAATCATGGGAAGCTTATTGGCTTATCATGATTGCACTCAAAGGAAAGAGGGCCCTCCATCTTCACGGGTTAAAGAGAACCGTACGAGCCGCTTGCTGGTTTTGGAGGATCTTCCTAACAAGAGGAATCGACAACCTCATGACCCAACTCAAAGAGTTGAGTAATGAAGGTCGAAGAAACGCCTTGTTAGATAAGAAACCCCAAGCCAGCAAGAGATTCGCACGGCTCTTCGGAACCTTCGACAACCGGAAAGCTAAGAGTTGCAGAAAGAAGTTCGGTCAATGCAGCCACCTTGGTCGAGCACTCCCGATAGGAAGTGCAAAGATCCAAGAGGAAGCATTGAAGGAACATCTTCTGAATCTCACGTCAAAATCAGAGGAGACGCGACCAGGGTTAAGGAAGTGGGCAGCTAGATGGGCGGGACTACGTCCCGTCTCCGGCCTTCCACTTTCCTTAAGTCCTGGTCACGGAGCTACTCTGAGTTCGACGAGAGCCAACGGCGGACTAATGTCCGACGTTGCAACACTCATACAATCCGGTTATGGAGAAGTTCCCACTACTAAGGACCAACGTACTAATCTCGAGACACCCATCATTAAGGGAATACCAGTGACCGTTCCATGTGAACTTGTTTTTCGACCCGAAGAAGCCTTACGGCCCGACGGTTCGATAAACACAGCTTACTTGGGACAGCCCAGTATTCCACAAAATGGTGGTACGTGGGACACACATGTCCTCCACTGGAGAATCCAGAAGGAGGCCATGCGCCAGCTTTCTGATTGTCAGAAAGATGGTAGAGTACCACGCGTCAAGAGAGAAGTCATTGCTGAACGTGGATGGAAGGCCAGGATTGTCACGAAAGCTCCCGCGCTATTACAAATAGCCGGACAGACGCTGAGACGTCTGGCGCTCACTTCTTTGCGGAAGTGGGGGCCAGCCGCCGACGCCCTTTCGGGAAATCACAGGACTTCCATCGAACGTGTCACCAAGGGAGGAAGGCCGGGTGACGGAATCTTCGTTTCGACGGATCTAACGACCGCAACAGACTTAGTGTCCATGGAATCTATAAAAGATCTATGGAACGGTCTGTGCGACGGTTGGAAACTGTCGGACGAAGCCCGTCACGCCGGCCTACTCCAAGTTGGTCCTCAGATAGTGACGGCCGATGACTGGACCGGTTGCGAAAGCCCACTCGACGTGGAAAGTAATTTCCCGACCACACCTGGTGAAGGAGAGAAGAAGACAAGTAGGGGAATCCTAATGGGTTCCCCTTTAACTTGGATCCTCCTCAATATCACACAGGCGTGGGCCGTCGAGGAAGCAATTCGCAAAGCCAGAAACAATAACGAAATCCCCACTCATTGGGTAAAAATCCTCAGGAAACCTGACGAAACTTACTCAGTTTGTGGTGACGACCTAATTGCTTACTGGCCCAAGTGCATTGCAGACAGATATGAAAGCGAGATGATCGCCTTGGGGTACACTTTCTCCAAGAATAAGCACTTTCGTGCTCACTCAGGGGGAGTCTTTACTGAGATCCTTTTCCTAGGAAAAGGTTCAAAAGTTAAGATTCCCTATGCATCTCAATTTACTGAGATCATAGAGAGTATACCACAGGTGAGATTAGCTCACAGATCATATCTGGACGCAGCGCGCTCGGTTCCGGACCCGTCAAAACCAGGGTTCAGACTCGTCCCAAGAAAGATTGTGACGAAGGAACTAAAGTGGACCATGGAAGGAGTGTCATTCCTTAACACCATACCCATCAGAGGACTGATGAGTAAAGGAAAGGATGACAAACCTAAATGGTCTACGATAGGCCCTAGTTCCAATCAACTTCGAAAGGAAATCGGAGATGAACCTCTCAAAGAGATCCTAGCTTACCAATGGAATTGGTTAGCTAGAAGCCTCAGAAAGAAAGGAATCATCCCCGAAGCCCCAAGAAGCTTGGGAGGAGGAGAACTCTGGTGGGTTCGCACGAATAAGAATCGTTGCTTGGCCCACAGACATGCGATCGCCGTGCTGACACAAGGTAAAGATTGGAAAGACGAATCTTTCTTATCTAGACCCTGGAACAACACGGCCACCACCGATTGGTGGAGCATGTCTGAGGAACAAGCACTCGCAGACTTAGAGGCCGATTCGACCACAAGAATCGTCGAGCAGATAAGTCCGAAAATCCGACCAAACGGAGTTTCAGACGATCCGCAAGATGAAACTTGGGATAGTTTCGACCTCGATGCCTGTGGAGTCCTGACTCCAGGAGAACTAGTAACAGTCCTCACTCAAGAATATGAACGAACATATTCTTTAATGATGGGTTATACTAGCTCAACTGGATTCGTAACGACTCTTAATTCAGTAATATCTTCAGTAAAGAATCGGATCCACCGACTCATTGAAACTTGGCCGGGAGCAATTCCGGCCAGGAATCTCAATGAGTTAGCAGAAAGATTCAAACAGAAGATATTACATACTCGTGCGTTCCCCGCCGTGGAGAGCTGGGTAGCGAGGAAGGGAAACAAAAGAGCGACCCCCGCAGGGTGGGGCACACCGGCTGCAAAACGCTCGGTGTACGCCGCCTTACGGTGGAACGAACTCTTGTTTGTGTCTAGATAGAGCCGAAAGGCTCATGTGTGGGTCCAACACAAGACCCACCGACCGCGGCCTCGAAAGAGG